TCACATCGGACCGCATTCATGGCATGGATGACTATACCGATATTGATTCGATCATGAGCGAGCTACTTGTAAGGCTGGGACAGATTGCCCGTATCTTGGACAAACATGCAGACCCAACGGTTACAGGCCCCATGTCAGCCCTAGAACGCAATGAGGCGGGCAAGTGGGTGTTAAAGCTAGGCGGGTACATCCCACGCGATGACAAGAACGACGCAGAGGCTAAATACATAACTTGGGACGGTCATCTCGACGCTAACTTTAATATGATTGAGCAGCTTATCAATATGCTGCACGCAATCAGTGAAATGGGTTCACAGCTTCTTGGAGATAAGAACGAGGATGGCGGCGCGTTGTCTGGGACTGCATTACGCTTTAAGATGGTCAGCCCTTTGGCTAAGGTCAAGCGCGTATCCATGCGCCTTAAGCCTGCACTAGAAAAGGCTATTATCCTTTGCTCCAAGCTTGGCGGTGACGATGTTGTAGACCTTTCTAAAACGTCGGTTTCTGTGACGTTCCTCGATGGCCTTCCTAACGATCCAAAGGAAGAGGCCGACATTATGGCAAGCCGGACAGGTAATAAGGCCACAATGAGCATGAAACGCGCCCTAATGGTATTCGATGGGCTGAGTGAGGAAGACGCGGAGAAAGAACTTGAGGCGATTCGGGAAGATGATGCAGCAGCGGACCCGTTAAAGGGAATGGATACGCCGTTCAATGATCCTAATAAACCAGCGGCAAAGCCAAAGGCGGGTGAAGAGTAATGTCAACAACCTGTAATGGTTGCGAGAATGACGAGGACTATTGTTGTTGTGAAAGCGCGCCTCTAGTTGCAATTAAAAATGGGGATAAGGTAGAACAGGTCATTCCACTTAGCGAACTGTCCAAAATAGCTGAGAACATCGGTTTTACCACATACCGAAGAGATACCGTTAAAGGCCGCATTATTGAAATGCTAAACAAGCAGACAGACAAGGGCCTTGAAAAGTACGGTCATACTTTGGACCAATGCCCTGATGAAAAATATGATTGGCGCTTGATGGTCATCGAGGAGCTTATAGACTGCATCCAGTACCAGCAAAAGGAGATCCAGCGCCTTGAAAGGTTGTTGAGTCCATAAGGAGGGGTTGAAATGCAGCTATTAAACAAATTTTTCACGGTTCCATGTTGTGGCTCATTTCAAATGGTGGACCCTCCAATGATGGAACGCGCGAATGAAATAACATGCTGCGATTGTGGCGAAGTGATTGCAACGCAAGGCAAGAACGGCGTTTGGTATTTCGTTGGGGATAGGGTGTTTAAAAATGACCAATGAAGAACGCTTAATCAAGGTCTACCAAGAAGCACAACAGCGCCTTGTCCAGCTCATTGCCTTGAAAGAAGCTCGCGGAAACGTGACTTGGTATCAAGAGACTTTACTAAAGCAGGTCAATACCATTTTGCGGCAGCTTAGAGTATATTCGGACCGCTGGGTCCAAGATGCAATCAATGAATCCTATTCACTAGGCGCTCAGGAAACTGCTCAGGCGCTTGCGGCTATGGGTGTGAGTGTTAGGGGGATTGAAGCATTTGCGAGGCTACACACGGCCTCTGTGGAGATCCTAACGGCTAATACGCAATCTATGCTGCTTAGCGGTATCTCATTTGTAGGTCGGCAGGTTGAGGACGTTGTAAGGCAAGCGGGGCTTGAGGCCATCGCACAAAAGCAAGCAACGGGCGCAACGGTTAAAGAGGCGGCAAAGTTAGTCAAGCAGCGTCTAGTCCAAGAGGGACTAAACGGTGTTAAAGATAGGCGAGGGCGAATGATTTCGCTTGATGCTTATGCGGCTACAGTGGCCCGCACAACAACCCGAGAAGCTACCAACACCGCGACTATGAACCAATTGCAGTATGAGGGCTATGACCTTGTGAAGATGTCCAAGCACAATAGCCCGTGTCCTGTTTGCTCAGTTTATGAGGGAAGGGTGTACTCAATTGACGGAAAGAACCCTAATTATCCAACTTTGTCTATTGTCTTTCATAGCGGGCACGCAGTTATTCATCCTAATTGTAGGCACGTTCTTGCCCCTTACATTGTTAGTTTGGCTGACGATCCTGACGGTGACAGGCGGTTTTCTAATCGTCCTTTCAATGTCGATGACCGTTCGAAAAAAGCCGTCGAAGCGTACAATAACCGTCAATCTGAACAAAGAAAGCTTCGCGCGGATCGTATGCAGTTCCAACGCTATAAACTTGTCCTCGGAGAAGAAGCCCCCAAAACTTTAGGCGGCTTTAGGCGCATGAAATCAGCCAATAGTGAGCGCTGGAACGAGTTACAGACTGACTATAGGGATGCGCTCAAGCCTGAAGATAAAGCCGAATCATTTGATACAAACGGTAAAAAGTTTGCAGAAATGAGAGCGGAAGAAGACAAGTTGCGACCATTGAAAAAAGAGGTTGGTATTGTTTACAACACTTCAGGTCAAGAAGTTTGGCGGCAAAGTGGCGAAATGGCTACAGTTGACATATCAGGCGCACTCAATAAAGGAGTGTTAAAGGACAATATCCTAACACACAACCACCCGCGCGGGACTTCCTTCAGTGACACGGATATTTATGTCATGGCCCAGAATAATATGGCGGCAATTCGGGCAGTAACGAAGAATCACACATACGAAGCGCAATTGAGCGAGGACTTTAAACAGATTGAACCATTCGAAAGAGCGCGGATGTTAAAGGATAAGGTTAAGGAGTACGAAGCGGAAGTGAAGAAAGAACTCTCGATGCCTATCAACGGGAAAGAAATATCTTTGCAAACCGCAACGTTGGAGCTATGGCATAGGGTCTGGGAAAGAATTGCGAATAATGAGAAGTGGATTACGTACACAAGGAAAATAAATAAATGATTTCTACTAAGTACAATTGTCACGCCTGCCGGATCAAGTTTATTGTCGAGATGGACTTCCCGCATTGCCCGAAGTGCACAAGAAAAGAGCGAGTTTCTACCGCTCCCCTTGCTCACGTAAGAGTCAAGCGCCGGGAATGGACAGAGGAAGAATTGAAGCAGCTTACGCACCTATACCAAACAACGGACATGAGTCACCGTGAGATTGGTAAGGCCATAGGCCGCACGAAGGAATCAGTATGCAGGAAAATACAACGTTTGTCGGGCCGTGGGTGAGAATCCCCCGGCCTTTTATATTGGGCTAAACCTTGTCTGTATATTTCAATAGGGCTGAAAAGATAGCGAGGCCGTAACCATCCGGGTACCGCGCGTGTGTGGGTTGGAGTCCCACCAGACAAGTGAAACCCTAAAAACACTGGCAGATGCCAAAGGGAGAATGAACAGATGTTCAAAAAACCATTAGCACTAAAACTTAACCTTCAACATTTCGGTGAGCCGGGAGATCCGAACCCACCTGCAACGCCACCCGCAACCCCGCCTGCTACACCTCCAGCAGCACCGCCGACACCTAGCGGCAAAGTGTTCAGTGAGGAGTATGTACAAAGCCTACGCGAAGAGGCGAAGAATCACCGCCTAGTGGGTAAGGGGTATGAAACACAGCTTAGAACATTGCTTGGACTGAATCCAGACGATGAACTGAGTGAAAAGGCAATCAAAGATTTTCAAAAGAACAGCACAAAAGCACTAACCGAAACAATGGAAAAGGCTAATGCCCGCCTATTGAGCGCGGAGATCAAGACGCTTGAGGGTTACAATGCAAAGCTCGTGGAAAGGCTGCTGGACCGCTCCAAAGTCACGATTGACGAAAACGGGGCTATTACTGGTCTAAAAGAAGCGGTCGCAGAGCTAGAAGCAGAGTACCCGGAAATAAAAACAGTTGGCAGCACATCTTCCGGCGGGGTAAATCCTGCGGGGGCTACTGGCGGACTGTCAGAACTGCAACAACTTGAAGAGGATTTAAAGAAAGCCACGGACCCGGCAACGCGAATTGCCATACGCAATAAGCTCCATGCGTTGCAATCAAGAACATAAAACCAATTTGAGAGGATGATTAAACCATGCCTACAAACGTAACTGGCGGCGGCACAACATGGAACCTACCGAACTACTCTGGGGAGCTTTTCACAGTAGATGCGGAACAAACACCGTTTTTGACAATGATCGGCGGATTAACTAACGGAGGTTTGCAGACACAGAACTTCGAATTTGCAATCGACTCCCAATACAGCTATCCGGCAGCAGCGCAACCAGCTATCACGGAGACTGCTTCCCTGACAGCTCCGACGGCTATCAACTACGTTCGCGACCAGTCCAAGAACGTGACACAAGTATTCCATGAGAAGGTTTCTATTTCCTACCTGAAACTTTCCAACGGTACACGGATGTCCGGCATCAACACAGCGGGACAAAGCAACAACGTACCATCCGAGAAGGATTTCCAAATTGCTCGTCAACTTGGGAAAATCGCTCGCGATGCCGAGTTTACTTGCTTGAACGGTGTATACGCAATCTCCACCTCTGCGGCAGTAGCCAACAAAACGCGCGGTATGTACAACGCAGCAGCGACAACAATCGCGGCAGCAGGTGCGGCCCTTTCCAAAACTATGATTCAGAACATTTTGCGCGGCATGTACGACAATGGCGCATTGTTCCAGAACATGGTCATTTGGTGTAACTCGTTCCAAAAACAAGCTCTTACTAACCTTTACGCATACGCTCCTACAGATCGTAACGTAGGCGGTGTGAACATCAAGCAAATCGAGACAGACTTCGGGAACATCGGTATCGCTCTTAACCGTCACAACCCGCAGGCGAACCTTGGATTCTTCGATATGTCCGCAATCCGCCCTGTTTTCCAACCAGTACCGGGCAAGGGTAATTTCTTCTATGAAGAGTTGTCCAAAACTGGCGCGGCGGAAGAGGGTCAAATCTTCGGACAGTTCGGATTGGATCATGGCTCCATCGCGCTTCACGGTACAATCACTGGCCTTGCTACTTCCTAATGTCAATGGGGCAGCAATGCCCCTCTTATCCTAACAAAAGGAGTGAACACAAATGGCTAACCCATTGTTGGATAACGTCGGTATTCAGCCGGAACTATCTAAGATCCTTGCGCAACCCGCACAAGCGGATACAGCAGGCGGCGCAACCTTGGCTCAAATTATCGCCGACCATAACGCATTGTTGGCGAAACTCCGCGCGGCTGGCATCATTTCCACATAATAAATAATTGGGGGCGCTATGCCCCCTTTTTGGAGGTTATACGATGAAATTCGCGATCCAGCCGGGACACGGCGTAAGACAATATACACACATGGTATGGGATGCAACAGAAAACAAAAATCTATGTGCATTCGTTGACGGTGTATTCGAGACTGAAGACAAAGCGGTTATCGAGAAATTAATTGCCCTTGGATATGAAAGTGAATTGATCGAGGGTGAGCCGGAGCCGGACGACGAGGAAGAGTTGAAAGCCCTTCGCGCTCAAGCTAAAGAGCTGGGTATTAAATCCTCACATCTTATGGGCATTGACCGCTTGAGAGAAGAAATTGCAGCACTAGAGAAATAAATAAAAATGGATAGTTTGGAGGTGTACCGCTGTGAGTTTTATTCATGATCTTATTGGGGTTTCCCTTGAGCTGAGAGATTACCTGAGCGAGTTTATGTCTCAAGTGGTTAAGCCTCGGAATGTAAAAGGTGACGGCGTTGCAGACGATACAGCAGCGCTACAGAAGGCTATCGACCGATCTATTGCAAGAGGCTTACCGCTCGAGCTTCCGGCGGGTACATTCAGAACCACAACCACGCTAACGGCGGTCAGTAACAATGTCATGATCAAGGGCGCAGGTGGTAAGCTCACCCGGATTAAGCCGGACGCCTACACATATGATGCTATCGTAATTGGTCCGGGCGCTTCAGGCAGCGGGATAGCCCCCTCTGGTTACATCCAAGACGTTTTTATCGAGGGTTCTACTAGCTGGGTGACAGGCACAACAGCAGCCTTAAAGCTGGATGGTATGCGGCAATTCGAGGTTAAAAACGTGACAATCGAGAGAATGCCTATAGCGTTCGACCTTGTGAATAACTGCTACGGATCTATGTATTACAATTGCCGGGCCAACCTTGTGGGCTTGCCTTATAACATTCGGACAGGACCACAGAGCGGTAGCGACTTAACCTTTATCAATTGTTGGGGTCGAGGGAAAGACGGCTTTGTATGGGTTGCTCCGGGAGCTGGCGGGATTCATTTTAGGCTCGGGCAGGCTACAGGCGGCGATAACCAAGGGGCCAATAATGATGACGTTGGTGTGGTTACGCTCGGTAAGGACTATATCACTGGCACTACCGGAACTGTAGCAAATGTGGACTTTGACGGAATCGACTTCGAGGGATCTAAATACATTCATCAAGTCCGTATCTTTGGGCAATGCCTGCTAGATATTCGCAATTCAAGTTTCCTTTCCACGGGTGTAGCTACAGCGGCGGAAAAACCGCTTGGCATCATTAAGGCGACAACCGCGAACCAAAGCCGGATCACCTTAACAAATAACGCCGTTGCAGGTGAGTGGAAGGCCGCGAAGTCTATTGACGTCGCCGGACAAGGAAGCGTCCTAAACATCGTTGAGGTGAACCCTTCTATGATCAACGGAACAGCAACCTTTAACGGTGTACCCCACCAAGACAAATGGTCCTTATTGGAACAATCGCAAAATACGATGGGGATTGCCTTCACTCGAAGTGATAGCACCAATAAAATTTTGCTTGGCGGCATGATGATTCGTCCGAATATTGCTGGGTCCAATATGGAGGTATCTTTCAATTGGGGCGCGAACTGGTTTTCACTGAATAAGACAGCTATATAACATAAGAGGGGGTCTACTTATGGCGCTTAAAATCTCCAAGAATGCAGGACTAACGGATGTTGTGACAGATGTAAACCCAATAACAACAACGCACCCGACAACGGGCAGCGCTTCGGCAGCGACACAGCTTTGGTTGTTCAATGACGATGCTACCAAGACATACCAAAGCATTAACATTGACCCTACGGACGCTGTGACGACGGATGAAAGCACATGGGTACAACTTGCCCCGGATAGCGGCGGAAGCGCTGGAACGTTTGGTGCAGCGGGTGCGGCTCTTTCTATGGCGAATGTCACAGATAATGGTGTAGGAAAGCCATTCTGGTACAAATGCACAACGCCAAGTGGTCAGAGTGTGAGTAATAAAACAGACATCAAACTGACGGTGAACTACACCGAATACCCGGCCTAATATGAAATACTCAATCCGCGGCAATATGCTGCTTTCTGATGGTTCGGCGGTCGTTGCGGTGTTAAATAATTACTCACTTTGGCGTCTTATAACGGCTCAAGGCGATACATTTTCCTTTGAAGCTTGGGTTAACACTCAGGACGAAAAGAACGCCCTATTCGACGATTTAAAGCCGTTTGTTGATGAGTTCGGGGAGTTCATTGATTGGCACGAATGCACGCACGACGAGCCAATTGTACAGCCTTGCGTAATTTCAGAAACATACGTAAGGGAGTGAGTTCATGCCTTTGCAGTTTTTGACCATGAACGGAACGAGCGACTATATTAAAACGCCGTCAATAACTTTTGACCGCGTTGTTATGGATATAACGGCACGCGCAGCCAATTCCCGTATCTACTTGGATGCACGAAACGGCATAGCGAATAGTTACTTACAGCGCACCGGGGGAGCCACAGATAATTGGGGCGCGGGTATTAGTTGGTTAAAGGTTGATGGTGCAACCAAGACAAACGGCATGGCGGTAATTCCGCAAGGGTCGAGAAGCACACTAGAGGTTCAATTTGCCGCCGTGGGTACGGATGATGTGAATATCTTTAGCGGTTCTTCAAATACAGGGTGGGTTGAAGGCGACATTTACAGTGTCCGATTCTTCAACGGAAGTACACTTGTCGCTCATTACGATATGACACTGGGCAACGTCCAAGACCAAAGCGGAAACGGATTTCATGCGACCTTAGTCGGCGGTACATGGTCGGAATCTATCGCTAATCATTACCTGTCGATGGATGGCGTAGATGATAGAATTTCCACGCCTGCGATGGTTGCGACTGAGTTTATTTTCGAAATGAAGCCGCGTCCAGTAGCATTCGAACAATATATCAACTTCATGGGGAATGCCATAAACCGCAACGGGTCGAATAACGGCGATCAATTTGCAGTGGCTTTTTCTGCGGTTTATATCGACGGAGTTTCAGGCACAACTAACACCGCTTTTGTGAAAATAGATACCAAACAGGCTATGCGCGGTGTATTAAGCGCCCCATCATCCGGCAGTAATGGGGCTAACGTCTTTTGGAACGGCGGCGGCGCTTTTATGGCGGGGGAGTTATACTCCCTTAAAATCTACAACGGCAGCGAGTTACTTGCTCATTATGATATGACGCAAGGAGACCTAATAACTGGAAAGTTGTACGACATTTCAGGCAACAGCAGACACGCCACGTTAACGGGTGGAACATGGCAACAGGAAGCCGGGGAGCCGCCAACAGGAACGCCGGGAACTGTCACCTATGCAACCAAGCAAGTTATCAACCAAGCGGGTTCTGCTGCATTCGCCACGAAACAAACCATCACCCAGAACGGTTCGAGCGCATTCGCAACTAAACAGGTTTTAAACCGGGTTGGTTCCTTTGCCGCTGCAACAAAACAAACATTGTATGCTGCATCATCGGCAGCTTACGCAACCAAGCAGGCTATTTATGCTGCCGGGTCCATCGCTTTTGCAACACAGCAAGTTATAACCGCGGGCGGCGTAGGCGGTTCGGTTTCATATGCTACCAAGCAAATTATAAATAACCCCGGCTCTTTAACCTTGGCTACCAAGCAAAGGTTTTTTGCCGCTGCTTCGGCTGCTATGGGAACCAAACAAAGATTCTACGCGCCGGGAACAGTCAGTTATGCGACGCTGCAAGCAATCGTTGACGGGACCAACGCAATAGCGCGTCATGTTTCTATTGGTGGCAAATCAAACCGAGCTAACATCGAGGGTGAAAAAGCTCCGAGTGTTCAGAACAAACGAGCGAAAATAGGGGGTGAAATTTAAAATGCCATTGATTCAGGATATTTACTATATCCCGGGTGATACATTGCCGATTGACGGCAGCGTAACCGGGGTAAACCTTACAGGTTCAACGGTTCGGTTTCACCTACGACAAGACGAGGAAAGCGAAATCGACCTATTGACCGAGGTTGCAACCGTGACAAGCTCGACGGCCTACACGCTCACACTGACAGCAGAAGAGACAGCCGGGTTAAAAGGCGCTTACTTCTACCTTGTCAAAGTAACGGACACGCTCGGACAAGTGACGACCGTTACGACGGGAACCTTTACGGATGACGTGCCGTTGATTTCCTTGTCATATGCAACGGTTGACTATGCTGATGCCTACTTCGATAATGCTCTTTTCACAGATCCATGGGGCAGCACAACAGCAGACAACAAAGCCAAAGCGCTGAAGATGGCAACCCGGAAGATTGACGCCGTACCAATCAAGGGGGTAAAGGCGAATAAGGACCAACCGCTTGAGTTTCCGCGTTATGGTGAATCAGTTGTTCATGATTCCGTAAAGCAGGCGACGTGTGAAGAGGCTTTAACCATTCTGAGAGGCGGAGCAAACGCTGGTATGAGGGCTGAACTACAGAAGCAAGGTGTTAAGTCGTTCTCGCTTGGTCCGCTGTCTGAGAGCTATTCAGACGCGTCTACGCCTACGGGTAAGCTCATCTCACCTACTGCGACACAACTTCTTTCACGCTATACGGCTGGGAGCTGGTCAATCGTATGATGGACTTTTATTTCAATAACGTGGCGGTCCACAACGTGAAGCTTGATGATGATGAATTTAACCAACCCATATACGGGCCAGACACCTCGATTGCTTGTTACATTTCGTATGAGCGTAAGATGATCCGGGATAGTACAGGGGTTGATATTGTCAGTGAGTCCACCTTATACACTGAAGTTAATGTGAAAGAGGGCGACTTAGTTACATTTGATGGGGCGAAATGGATCGTAAAAACGTCCAAGCCCATGCATATGCTCGATGGGTCTATCCTGTTTTATGAGGTGAGCTTATGAGCGTAGACGGTTTGAATGAAGTCACAGCAAGGCTTAACAGGGCAATACGTGAAATTGAGGGCGTCACAGTCGAAGGGCTGCGCGACGTTGCTTTTGATCTTTGGGGTAAATCGGTGGATCTTGCCCCCGTTGATAGCGGCGACCTGCGGGGGAATGCATTCGCAGAGCCTGAAAGCGGCGGCATGACATGGGTTGTTGCATTTCCTGAACCATACGCCCTCATACAGCATGAAAACCTCGATTTCAACCATCCCCGGGGCGGTCAGGCGAAGTACTTGCAGCAGCCTTATGAGGAAAACTTCGACAAGTATATCGAGCATATCCGTAATCTGATTCGAGGTGAGACAAGTTAATGCTGCTATCTGACATTAAAACTTTGCTCTTGCCGATCACAACCAGCATTTATTTAGGGGAAATGGGCACGACCCCTAACACGCTGGCTATATATTTCGCGGGTGGTTCGCCTCCCGTTCAATCCTTTGAGGGTCGTTCATTTGAGCGGCCCTCTTTTCAGGTGCGTGTAAGGCACGAAAACGCCCTTACAGCTTATCAATGGGCTGAACAGGTGAAAGACACGTTACACGGCATTGGTGACACTGTGATCAATTCCGCGCGTTACATTGACATCATGCAAACGGGCGATATATTGCCCCTTGGTAAAGATGCTCAAGGACGTACGGAATTATCAATAAATTTTCAAACAAAATTAGATAGGAGTGTGTAAAGATGGCTATTTCAGGTCTAGCGGGCGGGGTTTACCTCGGAGTAAATAAGGTTGCAGAAATTAAGGAATGGACTCTTGATATCGAGGCTGACACGCTCGATACTTCCACCTTTGACGGTAACGGATGGAAAACGTTCATTGCTGGTCAGCGTGGTTGGTCTGGGTCATTCTCCGGGCAGTGGAAAATGTCCGATACATTGGGACAAAAAGCATGGCAAGATGCTGTACTAGGTGGTACAACCCTTTCTATTAAGCTTGATGTGAACGGGACAAACAACTACACCGGGACTGCTTTCATTAAGAAAGAGAATGTGTCCACGCCATCAAATGAAGTTGTCGCAGTTTCCTTCGACTTCCAAGGCAACGGCGCACTCGTTTACACGTAATGGTCATTCTTCAATACATCGGCAAGGCCGAGTACACAGATCCAAAGGGGCGGTTCATTATCGCCCCTCTTTCCCATGTCGAGTTCACGGAAGAAGAAGCGAATTTTATTCTTGAGGGGGGTTCAAAAGAATGGCAATTAGCGGAGTTGTCGGGGCTATCTACAAAGCAAGCGGAACAAGTGCGGCGTTCTCGCAAAAGCCGCTAACCAATACGGGTGATCACAAAACCTATTACGTCACAGATAGAAACGTTGCCTATTGGGATCAGACGGCAGTCCTGACCCTTGAAAAGTCGGTCAATGGCGGAACAAACTGGACGGCGGTTACGAGTGGTTTTGAGATCCAGCACGCGGGCGGTTACATCGTTTTTGCGGTGAGCCAAACGGCAACACCTATTTTTCGAGTCACCGGGAAGAACTTCACGCCTGTTGCGGTGGGTGGCGGATACAATTGGTCGGTTGATATTGAGGCTGACACACTGGAAGCTAACACATTCCTTAACAACGGCTGGAAGAGCTTCATACCGTCGGTTAAGGGTTTCACGGGGTCGTTTGACACCTATTGGCAGGACGGGAATGTATCGCTCGCAGACCTTAACAATGTGAATATGATTGTTGTTCTATATACGGATGTCACAGCGGGCATTAAAAACCGTTACGAGGGTTACGCTTCATTCACGAAGTTTGGTATGAATACCCCGAACGATAACTTGGTTACTCAGTCAATCGAGTTTAAGGGCGGCGGAAAACTATTTTATAGGGTGGGTTAATCGATGAGAAATAAAACAATTACAGTCAACGGTAAACAAGTAGTAATCAAGGAAAAACGCGTTTCTGAGCTTCGTAATGATGTATTACCTAAGATTGTCGGATTGCTCGACGGCGGTCTGGCTGGCGTAGATGTGAAAGACATTTTGCCGCTGCTAGAAGAAAAGATTTCCGAGATCGTGCCGGAACTTTCCCCGGAAGACATCGACAATGCTTACCCTTCTGAAATCGAGGAGCTAATTCAAGCTTTCATTGACGTGAATTTCTCAGGTATAAAAAAAATGATTCCGGCGGTTTCTGGTTTAATCAAAATTGGCATGTCCAAGCTTGCATAAATCTTTCTATCGCATTCGGGTGGCAACCGTCCGAATGGCAGAGCTTCACAATCAGGGAATTAGATATAGCCCTCGAACAAGCCGAAAACTATGTACAAGATCGAAATTATGAAGATTGGTCGAGGGCGGCATATATCGCGGCGTCAATGTCGGGCAGTAAGAAAAAGCTAACTGACCTAATAGGGGAGCGCCCAGCAACTAAGCGAGAACGCGAGAAACGCGAGAAGCAAAAGAAAACTAACCAAGAAAAAGACGCACTAAGACAGATTGCTTTAGATAAAGGATTAAATCCGAATTTTTAGGGGGTGACTTGATGAACGTCGGTGAATTGTTAATCCGAATCAGCGCGGATACAAGCGGGGTAAGGGATGGCGTGCGGGATGCACGTCGCGAGGTGGACCGCCTACCGGATGAACACCGTATACGGATCATCATCGACCAAGGCGGCGGCGCAGGTGGAAGGGGTAGTATTGCAGGCGCAGCCGGAAACCTCGGAAGAATGCGCGTAGGAATGCAAGGTGTGATTTCCCTTGCTCCTATTCTCGCGGCTGGTATTCAGGCCGTTGTCGGTGCGGTTGGTGGGCTTGTGTCCATGCTTGGTGACGCTACTATCGGTACGGTCAGCTTCGGGGCCGTGGCGACTGCTGTATTGAATGATGTTATCGATGCGCAAAAGGAAATCACCAAAGCAACCGAGGACATGAAAAAAGCCATGACGGAGGATGAGAAGCAAACAGCCCTTGAAAACATGGCTAAAGCTTACCGGGGGCTTAGCGAGGAACAGCTTGCCGCCCTGTCATCCCTTCAGCGGTTCAAAGCTTTCTGGGATGATTACACGTCATCTTTTGAAAAGCCTGTAGTTATCGCGTTCTCTCAGGCGTTGGAGGGTTTTCAATATCTCATTGAGAGCCTACGACCTACCGTTGCGGCGGCGAGTAATGCGATTTTGAAAGTATTCCAAACGGCTAATCAAGCAATGAAGGGGTCAGACTTTACGAAGTTTTTCGCTTCATTAGCTCAGAATGTCGGGCCTGTATTAGAAACCTTTGGATACATAGCAATTGATGTTATGCAAGGTCTACTGAACATCATGCGGGCATTTGAACCCGTTTCAGGTGCTATGCAAGGCGGTTTGAGGGGCTTGTCGCAAGCGTTCCTACAATGGACAAAGAGCCTTGACTCCGAAAAGATAAAACAGTTCATGGAGTTCGTTATCCAAGTTGGTCCGCAATTTATCGGGACATTCACGGAGTTAATGGGGGTTCTAATGCCTCTGTTAAAGATCCTCGGAGCAGTTGGAGCAATTATGCTCGGGCTGGTTAACATTGCACTCGCGGCATTCAACGCCTTTACAGCAATGGCGCTCGGGTGGGATAGCGCAAGATCCAAAGCCGACGCGCTGAAGAATTCCGTATTCACTCTATGGAACACCCTCAAGATGCTGGCAGGCTATAAAGTTTCTTCCGGCAGCGGAAGTCCAGCCGACTCCATTTTCGACGTGGACAAAGCATGGCAAGATTGGTTTGGAAGCATTGGCGATGTCACGGGCGGATTGAAAGACGCTAAAAAAGCGGCGGACGGTTTCCTTGCATCGTTTGATGAGGTCCATTCAATCAATAAAGAGGACGGCGGCGGGCTTGAAGCTCCAAGTATTCCAAAGCCCCCAAGTATCCCATCTACACCGGGCAACCCGTGGAACCAACCAGAAATGGACGAACCACAACCGGGCGGGACTGATTGGATTCAAAACCTCATTGACAAGATGAAAGAGCTTGCGAAGTTTATTCCGCTTAAACTGAGGATTGACCCGCCGGACGATGGTGGGACAGGCATCGCCACAATGATAGACGGGCTTAAAGCTGGTTTAGATAGTTTTAGGCTGAAACTAGCTGAGCAGCCCCCGGCAATGGTCGGCGTTTCACTAGCTTGGCAAACCATGCTAAACAAGATGCAAACGGATCTAAACGCCTACAGACCTTACTTGGAATTCGGCCTTAGTCTGCTTGGTATAAATTTAGATGCGCTGAAGACTCCTATGGAATCCACGAGCACAAATTGGAAAGCGATGCTTGATAACATGCAATCCAAACTGAATGCTTACAGACCTTACTTAGAATTTGGATTAACTTTACTTGGTGCAGCTCTTGGAGACTTACAATCCGCTCAACTTCTACTCGAAACGTCTTGGGGCAAGTCTTGGCAAACGATGTACATCAATCAGTTGACGCAATCAAATAAAATGATTTCTACATTTGAAGCGGTACAGCGTGCTTTTGTGGCGATGCAGCAAACTATAGGTCAACCAGTGACGGCCCCCGCTGCAACGCAAGGACACCCAGCCGGAGGAAATCAACCGATCATGGACGACTTGGTAAGCTCCTCCCCTGCGCCTACCCCGGTCGCACAGCCTACAGGGTCAACCTTGAAATCTTTGTGGGAAAATAGCGCCTATGTTAAAGCCATGAGCGCATTGAGCAAAACAAGTTTCATGGAATGGCTGGGTAAGCATCCAGAGTTGGGTTCTGGCGTTGGAATTGGCGGTGCGTTTCTCGGTGCAGGCGGGGCCTTGACGAATATCGGTTCGAACTTCATGTCAAAAGTGGTTCAAATTTGGCAGTCGTTGCAAGGATCAGGATTAGGCGGGGCAATAACCGGGTTCGCTGGCGGTGGTATTATCGGTTCCGACAGCATTGTGAGGGTTGGTGAACAAGGTAGACGCGAGGCCATCATTCCTCTTGAAACCAGCGCAATGCAGCCATTCGCTAACGCTATTGCATCAAGTATGGGCGGCGGTAATGGCGGTGTTAGCGGTGATATTTACTTGCAAATCGATGGTGTCACATTCGCCCGTTTAACAGCTCCATACGGCTTTAAAGAGTCGCAACGGATCGGCGGAAACATGATTTCTACCACGTAAAAAAGACGCCTAATTAAAGGCGTCTTCCTCCGGGTTTTACTTTATATTCGCCGGATCTTAACTTTCTTCTTCGGAAGATATTAACCACGGTAACAACCAACGGCAGTACGAGTGAATCCGATAAACTTAAGAATAAAAAAAAGTTGGTATTGATAGCGCCCGCAAGCAGAAAGAACACCATCACCAGCAGCTTAACCGGGAAATACCACATCATGAATTTAATCATTGCAACCATTCCTCCTAATTTCTAGCTTTTCCCATGTATACGATGGCTGGAATGAAAAGGTAACAGAAATAATTAAAACTTTTTTTAATGGGGTGGTTTTTATGTCTCTCATTAGCGTTGGAGGGGTTGCACTACCAACCCCCTCTGGTTATAAGTCGGGTATTCAGGATCTTACCCACTCAGAGCGTAATGCGCGGGGTACAATGATTTCTGAATTTATCGCCCGGAAATATAAAATTGAAATGGTATGGAATTTCATGGAGGCCGACGACCTGAGTACGCTGTTAACGGCTATCGATGCACAATTTTTCTCTGTCACCTATTTGGATCAGATGACCAACACATACAAGACAGGCACATTCTACAAAGGTGATCGGTCTATACCTTTGTTCGATTTTCTTAGCGAGGTCCCGAGATATAAAGAAGTCGGCGTGAACTTTATCGAAAGGTAGGCGCGATATGTATAATACAACACCAAAATTTAAGGAAAATATATACGCGCCTGTCCGACGTACAGCAGGTCGTGTGACCTTCGACATTTCAGACGTTACAGCGTCGGGCGATGTAAATAATATTACGGTAACATCGGAATCACCACTGAGTGTTAAGGCACAGTTAATAAACAAGGCTCGCAGCTCGACATATAAAACCGCTACATGGGAAAAAGATCGTTTTTCCTTGGATGGCACTTTCTCTTTCCCGGATGACACCCTTTCAAATAACGGTGAACTGGGATGGAGTAGCGCGGTAATGTCGGATTTAGCTGGATCGTTCGAAATAACTAATTTAGTTGCATCAACTTTATTCGTAGGTTGGACTAATTTCGGCGGCGCTACTAGCACATTGACTCAAAATCAACCAGATCCCATTGGGGGGGCAAACGCGACGAGGATACAATCATCGGGCGGTACGGGTGTAATTAAATACTACACAGGAGTAGGCACGGGTGCTAACGGAACAACCAACACAACCTCCGTTTGGGTAAAAAATAATTCCTTGACTGACGTTGAAGTACACAGTAACGCGGGATTCGCTTCAAAGATCATTAAAAAAACTGACGGATGGGTGAAGTTTTCTTACCAAACCGTTTCTAACGGTTCGTCCATAAGACAAATCCAATTCAGAACTCTACTTGTCAGCGAGAATCTGGACATAGTAGCATTTCAGCCGCAAATAACAGAAACCTCTTACGAACAGCCTTTCACGGTGGGCACTAGCGTAAAGCCCTCCATGACGTTCGATTTCAGTTCCAACCATTCCAGTGCGGGTTTAACGGTAACATTCGATTCAGTTAACGGCGAGTACGCGACCGACTTCAGTATGACCGCTTATGACGCTGCTGGCGCGGTAATAACGACGACAAACGTCACAGGTAACACCGATATTATCGCGGTTCCAATCGGTCAGCTTTACAACTACCGCAAGGTATCCGTAACCATCAAGAAATGGTCCAAGCCTTTTCGCCGGGCGCGTGTTATGGAAGTTGACTTTGGTTTCGTGAAGCAGTATGGCGACGATCAATTGATCAGTATGAGCTTGGTCGAGGAAATGGACCTTTTGACGGGCCGCTTACCTTCACCTGAATTCAAATTTACTATCGATAATTCAGGCAAGCTTTTTAATATCCTTAACCCTACGGGGTTTTACAAGTACCTCCAGCAGAAGCAACAGGTTATTGGTGAGATCGGGTTAGACACGGGCGGCGGTAATATCGAGTATATTCCTATTGCTAATTTCCTACTGCAAGAATGGAAAAGTGATCAGGGCAGCCTTACAGCGACTTTCACGGCTCGCAGTAATTTGGATTTGATGGCATCGTTTGACGTTGAGAATTTAACGGGAGTAACCCAAAGTCTGTACGATTTAACCGTTTGGATGTTCTCCTATTGTGGCATCACGAACTATTACATTGACCCCGCTTTGCAAGCAATCACGACAAACACGTTAATTGAAAAAACAAATTTCCGCAACTTGCTGCAAATGGTCGCAATAGCTGGATGTGCAAACATTTACGTCTCCCGTGACAACAAAATCACGCTTAAGTGTAAGAAAACGCGGAAAGTCAGATATATTCGGGATTGGATAGCAGGTAGTAATGCAAACCCGGGAAACCATTGGGTTGAAATCCAATCACTCAATGGGGCAACCAATGTAGCAGTGGGCAAACCCACAACCTTTTCATCGTTACTGACCCAAGGTGTCCCCGCCCTAGTCACTGATGGAAATACAGACACTGCGAACTATGCCGGGTTTGGGTCTGGTGTTTATGCTCCCGGTTGGTGCATGGTCGATCTAGGCGCGGTATACGACATTGACACCGTTAAAGTTTGGCACTACTACGCCGACGGCAGGATATACAACGCAACCAAAACCGAAGTTTCAACCGACGGCATAACATGGAAAACAGTTTATGACAGCGCGGTTTCGGGCACGTACCAAGAAACGGCAGCAGGACGCACTTATTACATGGAAACAACCACCGGAGATATGACCCCCGTTGACACCGCCGACTTTGACAACATGTATACAGAGCCTCAAATTGAGCTTGACAAAGCCATCAAGCGCGTAGAGGTTTCATATTTCACAAGCCTCACGGCGTCCGTTTCGGTCGGTGTTAATCACCCAATAAACACGGTTGGCGATACGATGAAACTAGAACAAAACACCTTGATCACTTCAGCAGCTAGAGCTCAGGCAGTCGCGGAATGGTTGATGTCTCAGGTTCAGTACAGGGCCACATTCTCGACGAGGTGGCGCGGAAATCCGGCGGTCGAACTAAATGACGTCCTATCATTCGAGAACACGTATGGAGCCAATATGAGCGCCTACGTTACGCGCAATGAAATTGAGTACGCCGGATACCTACAGGCGAGAACACAGGCGAAAGGGGTCGTGAACTAATGGCGTGGATTGTTCCAAAATTAGATTGGACCCCTAGCGACAACATGAACTATACCGACTTTAACAGGATCGAAAACAATATCAAAGAGGTTGCGGACTACCTGAACAGCATCCAATACAACATTGTGGGCATAGAGGAAAATACGTATGCCTTGAAATTTGATGGGGTTGACGATTACGTCAACATCGGGACATGGGTACAGGCTGCACTTACAAATGGGTTAACTATGGAGTGCTGGGTCAAGTTACACGAATATCCTTCAGCATCGCAAACGATAATGTCAAACTTTGACGGCGGGGGATTCGGGTTTCAATGGGGAATACCCGCATACCCTAACAAGTTGTTAGGCGCTGCTAGTTTAGGTGGGGATTATCGGATAATTACGAGTGATTTAGTTCCGGCTTTAAATCGTTGGTATCACCTCGCTTATGTTTATGACGGCGCACAAGTCCGCTTTCATGTGGATGGAGTTCTGCAAGGTGTGCCGATAAATATCACAGGCAACATAGCGCCACCAACAACAGGCTCACCGTTCATCATTGGCGGCAACCCCAACGGCACAGCCCCGGCACCTACTGAATTTTTCAATGGTTGTGTCGATGATGTCCGTATTTGGAACTATGCTCGGACTCATCAGCAGATCCAAGACAGCATGCGCCGATTCCTCAAAGGCACGGAGGCGGGCCTTGTTGCTTACTGGAAGTGTAACGAGGGCACTGGAACTACTCTGGTAGCTAATGCCGGAGTCAACGGCACTTTAGTAGGCGGCACATCTTGGACAACCGACAGAGCGCCTGTAGGCGTTGTAACAAATCGCGATTATTACAGCATTCCGTTTCTCTCAGACATTAACAGAATTGAGCAGAACATTGACTATATCCGCAACAACTTTATGACCCCGGCGGGATATGGCGGCGCAGAAACATGGACAGCCGGAAAGCCATTTGATCATGAGGACGCCATAAGACTTGAGCAGAATGTGAAGCTGCTGATTGATACAGGGGTTCTGGTTTACCAAAGTTTCGTTTACTGCGGGACGATTAGAGCGGGGCAGAGTGGAGGGTTATATTAATGGCTTACACCAAAACAGTTTGGCTAGATAGGGCGGTAGGTTGGGCGCGTAGATTTTGGATGAACTGGGACGGCGGGAACGACAAAAACCTTTTGCCGCCTTTTTCTGATTGGACACTACATGCTAATGCGGTGGCAACAGCGACTTATGGGTTGACGTTAACAGCAACGGCAACATTTCAAAATAGTGATACACCTAAAATACCAGTTTCACCGAGCACATCATATACCCTTAGTGTAACTAAAACAGGGGGTTCGGCAATCGTTATTTATTACGATGTCAATTCAACTTATATAACTGAAATTTCGAACCCCGCAACATTCACTACGCCGTCAAATGCCGTTTACGTGGTAGTTAGGATGACCAACGGGGCGACGGCAACCGGAACATTCACCTTCACCAACCCGCAATTGGAATTGGGCAGCACAGCAACAGCATTCACGCCCAAAAAGCTATACACCATCACACAATCCCCGGGTACGGTGACGCAAGCAGGAACCCCTGTTAACGCCGCCAACCTCAATAAGATGGAGCAAGGTATTGCAGACGCTCACACGCCGAGTATTGTTCTGGACTTGATCAAACAGGTTGATGGTGCGGGCAGTGGGTTGGACGCGGATACGCTAGACGGCAGAAACGGTCTTCAATATGCATTCACGCAGGACAAACTAACCTTATCGCAAATGCAGGATATGAATAGAACGTCCGGCATTTATACAACTACCGGAACAGGCATCCCAAACCCCGATGGCTCTGTATTCCTCGGCGGTTGGTGGCACATTTACCACTCATACCATGGTGCAGACGGTTACGCGGTGCAAGTGGCGTACCCCTATGGTCATGAGGGTAATTCAACGCCATATTGGAGAAATGCGAGCGGGACAGTATGGAGCAAATGGAGGGGGTTGGGCGGTATGACCGATATTCAAGCGACGTATACAAGGGGTGCGGGATTTGGTAGTTCTGTAACATGGACCACAAAACCACCTAGAGTGTGGCATACGGTTGTAGATATCCAAAACAAAAAGGGCATTTTAACGCACGCCCAGTTTGCGGGTCACGTAGGCACATACGATCAAAGCGACAATACATTTTCTGTAGCCGGGCAAATTCAATTTAAGTTGACAATCGATGACCAAGTTGAGAATATTACTACCACTCTCACACAGGGCGGTTGGTCTGGTGGTACGGGGTTCACTTTTGTTTCGGATTCGTTCACAACTGGCGGTGACAGCAATCGTGAGGTAACTGTTAGACCTCCCATCTATTTTGCAAGAAATATGAAACTTGAGTTGTACGCAGACCCAACGCAAGCTGGGTACACAAATAACAATTTTAACGGTTGGGCTGCCGCTCGTTACGCCCTTCACATTGGCACATAAGGAGGTTAACCCATGCCTAATATTTACACGCAAGTTGACGACGTTGTTATTGTCAAGGAAATTGACGACAACGACGAGAACAGTTATGTGCAATATGAACTTGGTCCGGTCGTGAAAGTAGTCACTGAACGCTTGAACAATACAACGGTCGTTGATATTACGAGCGAATTCAACTTTGAATTTGGCAAGTATTACGAGCAATCGAGGGTTGAGCGCGAAGAACCTTTGCCGCCTGTACCGCCGACGGAAGCGGAAAAGATCACGCAGCTTGAAGCAGAAAACGCGACTTTAAAGGCGCGCCTTTCAGATGTGGAAATGTTCGTTGCTGATATGATTTCGGGAGGAGGTGTATAGAATGGCACTTGCAGCGTATAAAGTCCGCATTATGGCTAACGCGTGTATCACGCGTTACGATAGCGGCGAACGTACAATGAACGACATTGTAACAAGCTACAACATGTCGGAAGAAGATACCAACCTTATTAAGGCTGAAATCATCGCAAAACGTCCTGATATTTCCGTAGAATAGTTCATCACGATTTACACCAAGGCCCCTGATGAGAGCGGGGGCCTTTTTATTTTGCATATTGGGAGGTGTGGCGATGGACGAGCAGATTAAGGAACTTACCAATCACGTCATGAACTTACGCATAGAACTGGGAAAGATTGATACCAAGATGGACAGCATCAAAGACATGCAGCACAAAGTTGAGGAACACAGCGGGCGCCTAGTGGCTGTAGAGGCGTCGGCAGCGTCGGCACACCATCGATTGAATGGTATTAGCAGGATCGTCACAAGCTTGGTGGTTGGCGCTTCTCTGGCGGTTGTGGGGGCTGTAGTGACATTCGTCGTTAAAGGCGGGCTGGCATCATGAACCGCTCAGAATTCGTTGCAATCGTCGCACCCATCGCTAGTAAGCTGTGGCAGGATGGCAGCGGTGTTCTATTCCCCTCTATTCGCCTCGCTCAGACGATTTTGGAGACAGGTGGTAAAATACACGATTGGAACAACCTAGTGGGCTATAAAGTCGGCTCCGGCGTTCTAACGAAGTATTGGAAGGGCCGAAGCGTCAACACCTCGACATGGGAAGTTTACAATGGCGTTGTACATACCAACGTAAAAGCGAATTGGCGCGCGTATGACTCTATTGAGGATTGCTTCAGGGATCAGGATCTACTATTCCAGTTATCCCGGTACGCAGACGTGAGAAGCGCCAAGACGCCTGAAGATCAAGCGGTGGCCCTATACCGCTGCGGATACGCCACAGACCCGGACTATTATAAAAAGCTCATAGCCATTGCAGCACCTTACAAGGTGTATGATGTGGCGAAGGGTTCAGCAGTAAAGGAGGTTAAGCCCGAAATGGAAAAGGGTGTCGGGAAAACCATTGTTAACACTTGGATGAAACCAAGCTATGAAGAAGCGCAAACCAAAGAGGAAAAGGAATACATTCGATGGCTTGCAAATCAAGTCCGCAAAGCATGCGGCATGAAGGAGGATGAAGAATTTGAATAAAACAATCTTAGTTCCATTGGTTTCCGCTGCTGCAATCATTGTGAAGAATCTTACCGGGTACGAGATCGGCGGCGAACTGCAAAACGCTGTTATTGACGTTGTGCTCGGAGGTATCACAATTTACGGGATCATCAAGAACTACAGCAAACCCAAAGTATGATATAATCAATTTGCATTACTTCCGAGACTTGCCCCTGCCTATACGGTGGGGGCTTTTTTTGTTGCCTAAAATATTTCTATACACGGTATTGCATTGGTTATCTATACGTGGTATAGTTGATCTTGTAAGGCGGTACACACTAACAGCGTGAGCGGGTAAGACCTGCAACGTGCGGGAACCGGAATGCTTATAAACATATCGGGACTGAGTACGATGATACCGCCTTACACTAGAAGAACTAAGGGGTGCTAAGAATGCTTAGACAGCGTCCATGCTGCAAGTGCAATAAATGGGTTGATAAATCAGAATTGGTTAATGATCTATTTTGCGGTGAATGCTTTTCGGATGAGCCGAAGGTTACAGCGTACAAGAAAGGTGAGTACATCGCTGCAAGGATCGGAAACGCGGCGAAAGTTCATAAATGCCAAAACAAATATTGTTCCCAAAATCACGTTATACCTGTAGGCGTGGAGTGTACAGCGGTTTACCATACCGCGCAAATGAATAGTAAAGTATGGTCAATGTTCCATAATGAATGCGTGGAGGTGCAACAATGAAACACTTTTGTAAATGTGGCGCGAGATTAACGGATATTGTGGAATTAATGCATTATGTATGTCCTGATTGTTATCAACCGGAGGAGGAAACAAAGATAATGAGAACTTTAAATTTATCGGCTAATGTTTGGGACTTGAAAAACTTCTTTATGGTTGAAGGTATCCGCGGTGATGTGCAACTTATGCAGGATTACAACAAAGTGAATGATGGTATCTATTGGGGTCTGCAAGCTGGTACAGCGATTAAAGCGACATACACGGCGGAAGAGGTGGAACACCGCGAGAGAATGAAAACCTACGACCGCGTTAAAGATGGTGAAATAGTTTTGATTGGCGGCGAGCAATTTAAAACCCGCGTTCTAGGGAACTTCTCGGATTGTGTGATATTCGATAAATGGGAGGGGTAACACATGTTTAACCTCTTCCTTTCCCTCGGATGGGCGGGCGCGGGCATCACCGCGCTTGCCGCTTTCCTTATCTTAGGCCATTATGCACTTACTAAAAATTTAGGAGATGAAGTAGATGAAGAAGAACCAACCAGTTACAACCGCTATGAGGCCCGTATTACCCGCGCTGTTAAGTAGCAAACAAGTAGCGGAAATGATCGGTATTGACCGTACTTCGATGCCGTCCAAGCGCAAGACCAAAGGATTCCCGGAGCCTGTAGTTATCGTTGATGGTTTCCCTATTTGGCTTGAATCTGACGTACTGGATTGGATGCGCGGCAAATTATTTCTGAAGGAGCAGACGCAATGAACATCGAGAAACGCGCCCGCATAGAAACAGCCCTTTACCTTTCAACCTTTGATTGGCGTAAACTCAGCACGCAACAACTTCTCGACATTATGAAGATCATTCAGGGCGATACAACAAAATGAATAGAGGGTGAACATAAATGGAAGAAACCATTAAGCATGTCGAATTAGTTTTAGATCGTGTTTTAACGGTTGAAGAAAAACATCTTGTGCAATTGGCTCATCTTGTCGCTTACGAAAAAGGCAAAGAATCCGTTTGGAATTTAGCGCGCCAAACACTAGGTCAAACAACAAAATGAATGATTAGTTACAACAAAACCCCTCACCATCGAGGGGTTTTTTCTATGTGCGCAACCATGGCGACAGCAACAGTCCAAACAACCAACGCGAATATTTCCATGAGTCCCCCTCGTACTGGCATCTTTTGACCAATCCCGGCATACGTTATAAACGCAAGCGTAATAACGTGGGAAAAAATTAATACCGCTCCGGCGGTTATTTTTTTCCCTAAATCGGTATCAACGGTGTTAACGCTGCATAGTATGTGTCATAGGCATTTATCTAGGAGGCGACAACATGATAAACATAATTTTGATCGTATTCGGGTTCCTGAGTGAGCAAGAAGCGAAGGACTCCGGCGTAAGATTGGGTAAGCTGACCAACGGTGAGAAGTGGTCAGAATTTTTTAGAAAGGGTGATAAAAAATGAGTGGTAACAAAGTTATCAAGCCCGTATCTTTTAACATCACCAAAACAGATGACGCGGCAATGTTGAAACATATTGCCCGCAAGAATTTCTCTGGGTACGTTAAAAAATTGATCTTGGCCGATCTTCAGTCGAAAATGCAGCAGCCGGAACAGGTGGAAGTAGTTACTCACGAAATCAAGCAGCCGGAGCCGGGTCGACTCGAACGCATGAGGCAAGTCACCAAGAACCCGGCCCCGCCTAAAATCAACCTACCCAAGCACTAACAGCAGAACCAATAATAAACCCAGCAACAACCGCAATTATTCCAAGCATCCCGGTTCCCCCTTTCTTTTGTTTGAAAGTAGTATTACCGATCCAAGGAGGTTATAGACATGAAAACCGAGGTTATACCGTTTAAATCATTCATGAATGGATCTTGGAACCAAAAACCCGAGGTTACACCATGGAAAGAGATCATTGCTATATGCGCGGCAGGCGGTTCCATTCTAGCCGTTACACTACCGCAAACAGCAGAGGCGGCGGTTGCTACAATGGCAGGCTCCAATACTTTTGACAACTTGCATGTAAGCATTATGAATATGTTCGATAGCGGCGTTGTGCTGGTCCTAATATTTGCGGGTGCATGCTGGGTTATGAATCATCGCGGTAAGGCGCTTGAGATTACCATAGGAACAGCGGCGGGATACCTGCTTGCTCGGCACGCTGTAGACATTCGAGACTTTCTGAAAGGCATCTAGGGAGGTGGGCAGCATGACAATACTTTTGATAACGGCATTATCCACGCTCATGAAAGTTTGGTATGAGCGGCTAGTTTTAAACAATCACCCTATTCTGAAAAGGGGTTAACGCCATGCCGATGACATTCAAGATTTCAAGCGAGTTCGGGGCAGTCGAGCAAGTCCGGGGCAATGTCCCCCATTCAGGTATCGACATCCCTCTAGAAGTGGGGACCAAGCTAAGATCCTTTGTCTCTGGAACCGTCGAGAAGATTTATGACACCGGGGCGCAAGGGATCGGAAAGGGGGTGAGTATTCGCGGTGATGACGGCAACCTGTACACATTCGGTCATCTTAGCAAAGTGACGGTGCATAAAGGTGAAGCGGTCAAGGCCGGGCAGGACATCATTGGATTGAGCGGGAACACAGGACACAGCACCGGGCCGCACCTACATTTTTCTATCCAGCACAACGGGGAGTATATCGATCCTGCGCCGCTTGTCAAAGCCCTCGAGAAAGTCACCGGGGGCGACCCTTTAAACCTGTACGTCGGAGATCAACCAATGCCGCATACGTTCCTTGATTGGATCAATCGCAAGGCTGACCGCGGCATTGAGGCGGAATTGGGCGCTGTGGATAAGGTTGTTAACCCTGTGGAAAACTGGTTTTCCCATCAAATTGCCGACCTTGGTCATTGGATCGTGAACAACTTACCCGAAATTATGGGGTACGGTGCAATTATAACCGCCATTTGTATGATTTTCGGAGCAGCAGCCGGGAAGGGTGGCATGATAAAGCCGCTTTTGATATATGGTATATCGTTGGTTGCAGCCGTATTAATTCGCGGACAATAGGAGGTAATTGCATGGATCGGGAAACTTTACTCGAAAAGGCACATAAAGCATTTGCAAAGGCCGGGGCTAACCCGTGGACCCCTGAAGAAAAAGCAGCGTATGCACAAGGCCGTAAATTACTCTCTAAATTGGCTCAGGAAGATGTTAAAAGGGTGGCGGGTACAAAGTTACTCCCCGCCCCATACAGAGCCGAAAAACGGGCATTCTGGGGCTTACGCGAGCAGATAGCCGTAATACCTTGGAAAGAGTTTTTCAAAGTTGAGAAAAATGAAATGGTCGTCTACAGGATTACGCCACATGCCAAGGTGACAAACAACAATAAAAGATTGTGGAGGGCTATCTTTCAGATGTACGCCATGTATGAAAAGATTGGGTCCCGTCGGATCGAAACGGACAACAAACTAAAATTTCATTACCGGGAGCGGGACGATTTTTGGTTTGATGTGATTTTCCGCCAAGATGACGGAGAGCGCAAAATAGAATTCTATGTGAGTACGTCCGAAGCCCAAGCTGAGAAGCTAAAGCGGAAAATTGAAAATAAAATGGATGTGACAATGGTTAAGGCCGACATTGCCGCGCTACAGGTCCCAAAAGAAAATACGATCGTACAGGAATTGAAATATCTTAATCACGACATATTTAGTCTGAACACCAACACCAACGATACGAAGACACCTATTGCCAGCATCTTGAACACGGTGGACGAATTGCAATTCGACGGAGATTTTGCCCGGCTGAGTATACAGGCTGAAGTTGAAAACCGTTCGAGATGGGTCAAGAATGCGTCTTGGGCCTATGAGAAGATGCAAAAGGGCAAAGTACCGCAACGGGCGACCATGGACGGAAAGAAGGTAGCTGGGGCCGCAAAAACGCTTATAGGCGGTATTGTGAATGAAGTGAATGACCTTATCGTTGAATCATTCCAAGCGCTGCAAAACGTATTCTTTAAAAGTGATAAGGATTTCAAGAAAGAAAAAGTTATTCAAAAAGCCTTCAGTTTGGAGGATGAGATTAACAGCCGCCGCGTATCCGGCACAAGCTCTGAAAAAATCGGGTTGCCTGTATTTAAAACTCGAATTCGTGTAGCCGCTCATTCCGCCGACCGATTGACCCGGGAAACTATATCCGAAAATATAAGCATGGCATTTACCGAAATCGCAGAAAATAACGAGCTACATAGTTACAGGGTGCGGATAGGCTCGCGGCGGTATGAGATCATTGAGGAATTGAATGCTTTAAGGCTCTCAGTTCGCACTAGGGCTAACGGAAACGTCAATCTGATGTCTACCGACGAACTAAGTAAAATAGCCCTTCAAATGCCCGTTCAAGAGCTTCAGCGGCGATATGATAGCGAGCTGAATGTTAAACGCCGGATTGAAACTGATGTACCCGCCGAGCTGCGAGATCCTAAAAACCTGCTGATTGGTTGGGCTGAGTATAAAGAATACCAACAGGCGGTGGGGCTACTGGCACACATGAAAGACACGTTCTACTGTGGGTATACCTTTATTGGCAAGCAAGGCAGCGGAAAGGACACGGCTATTCAAAATTTTGTGTATGAGGGTTGCATTAAACACGGTATATCTTTTGTAATCCCTGATTGGATATGTCAAGAAGGCCATAAAGGAATGGCGGACGGCATCCGGGATTTACTGCCCCCGGATATGATTATTGACCTAGATTTCAGCGACCCGGAATATTCCATTCCGCTGGATCTGACGGACATTATCAAGAAAATCGGGCGCGATGGGCTGAGTACGTTTGGTGACGAAATGGTCGATTTCATGAATATGGGCGAGCTAACCAAATCCAAACACATCCTGAAGGTAGCCGCCAAAGCATCCGGCGGTTCTCTCTTCAATCTCAAAAAGCTACTAACCGACGTTGAGTATAGGGTTGACGTTGCCGAGGAGCTTCAAAACCGCGGCGAGCATCGTTTAGCCGGGGAGTTGCTTGAATGGGTCGGAGGTAACGACGAAGTTCTTGAGGATCTATTGGGCAGCAAAGCGGACCCTATTCTCGATAGGCTGGGTGACTTTTTCGATAATGACCGTTTGTACGATATTTTTTCCCAGCAGCCCAAAAAGGAAGTTGATTTTGAACGATGGATGAAAGAGGGTAAAGTTATCATATGCCGGATGCCCAAGCGCAAACTAGGCAGAGCTTCGGCAACCCTCGCGCACTGGCTGACGCTTAAAGTGTTAATGACCCGAATGTTAATGAGTGATGAGGATAAAGAGCGTCACGGCTGCTTCATGGTCTTCAATGAGCCGGAGCAGGTAGAGAGCCGGGGGTTAGCTGAGTTTATGTCTAGAATAGCTACAGAGGGCAGGAAGGAGCGTCTAGGAAGCGTATTTGCCTTTCATCACTGGGATAAACTGCCCGACAGCCTGCAAAAGAATCTACAGGGCGGGGGCGTGAATCAATTCCTATTTGCGAGTGATTACAAAAAGAATTTCGAAGCGGCCCGGGAACGGCTAGAACCAACATTTACGATTGAGGAAGCTATGCAAACCCCAAAACATTACGCCATTGCTATTTTGAATACTAAAGAGGCTTTGCCCGCTGTTATGGTTCATATGTTACCGCCACGCCCGGAAGAAGAACGCTACAATAATTCATTTTTAACCAAGCGTCACGCCAGGATGTTTGGACGCAGTTGGAGAGAATTGCAAAGTTATGGAACCGAGTACGTAGAAGAGGCGTAGGATATACCAATACAATAAACGGAGGTAATGTTAAATGATTAACGTACTAGGGAACGCCGCTTGGTGTCTTGTAGAGTTCGCAGCCGTGGCAATACTGCCTTTCTTGCTTGGGATGTATGCAGAGAGGACCAGAAAGAAGAAAGCAAAAGCTTAAGCCCCTATGCGGGCTTATTTTTTTTATTCCAAATCTATGAAAATATTTTGCTCTAGTGTATTGACATAGATATCCAAGTAGATTTATAGTAGACACATGAGATATCGAGGAGGTGTACATATGGATAGCCAAGAGGAGAAAATAGAAACGGTAAAGGCTCCAATCACTTTTACCAAAACTTTGGTTCCTACAATGGACCGTCATTGGAGGAGCAAGGACTTTAAAAGCCGTACCGACTATATCAATTATCTCGTTAGAAAGGACATGGAAGAATGCCAAAAGCAGAGTGCGACAAATGCGGCGGCGATGGCTGGTATCTAGTTCATCACCCGGATCACCGCGGGGAACATGCTTTGGACGTTGTAGATTGTGATTGTGAGGTAAAAAAAGATGAATAGTAAACCGCGCCGCGTAAAGGCGAAAGTCGTTCGCGTTGTTACCGAAATTGTTGATTGCATCTTAGATAAAAACGGCGACGTTGAAGAAATTTGTGAAGTATTAGAGGAATTGGATTATGACGTTGATTCGGTAGAGATAAAGGACGTTCGTTCGTACCACTAAACCACTCGGAGGTAATGTATGCGTAAAATCATTTTAAAAAGAGTCGAGGCAACAAACTTTAAAAACCATGAGGCGCTTGATATTGAGTTTGGTTTCATTAACAGAATCACGGGTTTGAACGGCACAGGTAAATCCTCAGTAGGTGAAATCGTTTCGTGGACTCTTTCTGGCTTGGACATGCTCGGCAGCAAGCTAGACCCCACCCCGACGGATCGGGAAGTAACAGAGATTAGAACACACGTCGAATTCGAGGTTGACGGAAAGTCGATCAAGTTCACCCGGGAACTGGTAAAGGGTAAAGCAGGGTTCGCCATTAACGACATTCCGAAGAAGGCAACCGAGTTCACAGAGATCGTGTACAGCCTCACCGGAACGGATTCAATCGACCTTTTTCTATCCTTATACAATCCATCTTATTTCCCGCTTATGCACTGGCAGGACCAACGGAACATGCTTTTCAAATACGTTTCACCGCCGCCACAGTCTGAAGTTCTGAAGAAGCTCCCACAGTTGCAAGCTGACAAGCTGAAAGCGGCCTTTAAAAAGAACAGTATCGCAGACCTTGACGCGCTCCATAAAAAGAATAAAACCAGCAAAGAGCGTGAAGTTATAGCCGCGAACAGCCGCGTAGAAACGCTTGAGGGGCAGCTAAAGGGCGTTGAGGTCGGGAACATAGAAGGACTGGAAGAAGAACGAAAAAATCTCTCTACGGAGCTTATAGAGCACGAGAACAAGCACGCTGCATTTGTTTCTTTTGTATCCCGGCAAATGTCCACAGAACGAGCGTTGAAAGATCAACGTGACAAGATTGATAAAATCAGAAACCGACACGAGGAAGCGAAAGCAAAAACAACATGCCCGGTGTGCCAAGGTCCGGTGAATGAGAAAGTAAAGGAAGAAGTCCTTGCCGACCTCAAAGGGAAATATCAGGAACTAGTCAAACCGTATAAAGAGGCTAAACTTTCTTTTGATCTCATGGAAGCTCCCGAGGATTGGAACGCCGAACGCGTGGATGAACTACAGGTAAGGATAGGCGACATTATGCGACTGATTGAAGGCGAAAAGAAACGCTCTGAAGCGGTCGCCGTTATCGATGCAGCAAAGAAAACCCGCGACGAGGTTAAAGCATCCTTAGCTGAATCCATATTTCTGCTGGATGCAATCAAGGAGTTCAACGCGCAAGAGGCGGAAATGCAAGCTGAGAAAGTACAAGCCCTTTTCACTGGCATCCAAATAGGGTTATGGGATCACAAGAAGAACGGCGAGAAGACACCCTTCTTCACGATCATGATGAACGGCAAACCATACGCCAAACTTTCTCTTGGAGAGAAGGCCCGGGCGGGTCTAGAACTTATTAAAGTTTTGTCGGAACAATCCGGCATTGTAGCACCTGTATTCTTTGACAATGGCGAGTCTTACACGGGCGAGCTGCACGCATTCGGGCAAATCATCGCGGCCTATGCCGTTACTGATAAACAATTCCAAGTGGAGGTAATTTCATGAGAACACATATTTATGGTGACATCTTTATCAGCGGCGGGTTAGGCTATAACATCGAAAAGAAAGTCGTTCGTAATGTGAAAGACAAAAAAACGGGCGTTGTTTCACAGCAAGAGTTTTTTGACATCGAGAAGCATTATGTCACGTTGGGCGGCGCTATTAACGGTCTGCTGCATCACAAAATTTCATCCATACCCGACGAACAGGTTTTGGAATTGCAAGAGCTTGTCGCACTCGTAGAAAATCATAAACAATTCATTGAATCCAAATTAGGGGGAATTAAGGCATGAGTAAACAAATCGCGCTAGTTGGTAACTGGTCTTTGGAAGATGTAAACACAATGAAGGATACCCTTGCAAAAGATACAAATGATTCACAGTTTCAATTGTTCCTGAGAACGGCGCACGCTTCAGGGCTTAATCCTTTCCTAAATCATATCTATGCTATCGTGTATCAGGGCAAAATGTCGTTACAGATCGGCATCGAGGGTATCGCATACTTAGCCAAGCAGAAAGAGGGCTTTCTTGGGTATGACGCTCAGGTCGTCTATGATGGCGAGGAATTCAAAGCCCGGAGAAACAAAGAGGGAGTTTGGGAAATCGAGCACGAGCCGAATGTGTTAGGAAATCAAGAGGCAACAATCCGGGGGGCCTATGCCGTGGCTTACCGGGAAGGGTTCAAGCCTTACACGGTAATTATGAAATGGTCAGAGGTCGAACACTTCCAAAAAAGTTCTATCCCAAATCAGCAAACCATGTGGAAACGATATACGGCTGACATGTTCAAAAAGCACGTACTTAAACGGGCGTTGAAAGGTCAGTTTGGGATCGATATTAACGAGGATGACGCGATCAATTCAGAGCCTAGCATAGAGAATCAGCAGCCATACAGCCGGGTAGAAATCAACCCGCAAGAGGCGCAGGCATTCCGTGACAGCATCCAACCAAAGGACACGCCCGTACAGCCTCCAAAAACTACACGGAGTACAAATACACCTCCGAAGCAAGAAACGCCTAAAACGGAGCCTACAGAGGCCGAAAAGATGAAAGAAATCAATCAGCGGATTCAGGCGAACTTTTTTAAACTGGGTATCGATGATGAAGCTATCCCGGACTATTTCAAACAGCACTTCCCGCAATTGAAGGAAGGGGATAAACTGAGTTACGCTCAGAAGCAAACCCTAGTTAAGATCATGGAAAGCGAAATTGAATTGAGAGCAGAGCTTGCGGACGATCTAAAATAAAAATATAAAGCCCCTTAATTGGGGCTTACTCTCGGAGGTAATCATGCAAATTAAATTCATCGGAACAGGCAGCGCCGGAAACTGTATCGCCATCCAAACGGAGTCAAGCACAATCTTGATTGACATCGGCATTGCAAAGACAAAAGTCGAAAAGGCATTGATTGAACAAGACATAAACCCGGCGGACATTGACGCTATCTTTCTGACTCATGCTCATGGGGATCATGTGAAGGGTTTGCCCATGGCAGCAAAATGGGGAATCCCGGTTTATGCGAGTGCTGGCACGTGGAAGACTGTCATGTATACCGGGTTGCGCTTTGATATGGACTGTGATTGGTTTATGGGTAGCACTCATATAAGTAATTTCAAGACCCACCATGACGACTATGATTCATACGGATATGTCGTTCAATGCAACGCGTCGGGAACCCGTACAGCTATTTGCCTCGACACCGGGCACGTGGATGATGATATGATACAAGCAATGTCCGGCTCTGACATCTACATAATCGAGGCGAATCATGACGTGGAGATGTTACAGAACAACCAAGACCGACCGGACTCAGTCAAGGCGCGCATACTCTCCGACGTTGGGCACTTGAGCAATGAGCAAACAGGGGATGCCCTGTGTAAGCTCGTAATGGGCACGGGTGAGACTATCTTCCTTGCTCACCTATCTAACAAGAACAATCATCCTACGATTGCCGTAGCAGCCGTTGCACGCGCCCTGAAAGCCAAAGGGCTGAAGATGAACACACATTACACGATTGGAGTTGTTTAGATGGTAAGAGCCTTGACAAGTAAAGGATATCGGGTTATTACCGCTCCATCCAATCCGAATTCTTGGTCAAATGGCAGCATGCTTGAACATCGTTTTGTTGCGGAACTAACTATCGGTAGATTTTTAAACCCTTGGGAGGACGTTCACCACAAGAACGGTAATAAGCGAGATAATAGCCCGGAAAATTTAGAAGTGTTAAGCCATTCAAAACACACTATACTAACTCACGTTGGGTTAAAACGAAAAATAAGCACGAGAGAAAAAATATCGGAAAAAGCAAAAATTAGGGATCACCCAGAGCAAAGGTTGATAAACCCGGCTTTATTAATTTATTTATACAAAAGGTTTGGTATAGTGAAAACATGCCGCTTTGTCGGAGCCACCAAAAGAACAGTTTATAATAAATTTAAAAAGTGGGGGTATGAGTATGCTAAATAGGGTTATCTTAATTGGTCGTTTAACCGCTGATCCACAACTGAGATACACGCCCGCCGGGGTTGCCGTTGCTCAATTCACTCTCGCAGTAGATCGGCCTTTTACAAGCGGAGGCAGTAAAGAACGCGAGGCCGATTTTATCAATATCGTCACATGGCGGCAGCTTGCGGAAACATGCGCGAACTATTTGCGGAAAGGCCGCTTGACCGCTGTAGAGGGCCGTATACAGGTCCGCAACTACGATAATAACGAAGGTAAGAAAGTTTATGTTACTGAGGTTATAGCGGATAATGTGCGGTTTCTTCCTGATGGATCGAACAACAGGCAAGAGCAGACGGAGCGAGAAACGCGGAACGACTCGTTCCCGGATGACGGCAAGCCTATAGATATTTCAGACGATGACTTGCCATTCTAGCCCCCTAACCGGGGCTTTTTTCTTTTCCTATGCAGCAGCCCCGGGGAATATACCAATCTAGGAAAATATTTGTTGACGCATATAGAATACTAGAGTAATATAACAAATGTAAGTATTACATATGCGAGGTGATAAACGACATGAAAACTTTCCCGTTGAAAGTTACGCCTGAACTTCATCTTACAATCAAGATCGAAGCGGCAAAGCGTGATATGACATTAGGTGATTGGATCTTGGAAGCGATCAGCGAGAAGCTAAAAAAAGTCGGTGAGTAAGTATGAGCGGATGGATTAGCTTGCACCGCAAAATAAGACAGAATGCAGTCTTTAATGACGTTCAATTGCTACGCCTCTGGTTAATTTGCTTGATGGAGGCAAGCCACAAAGAGCATAAAATTTTGGTCGGAAAACAGATGGTTGAACTTCAGCCGGGGCAATTCGTTACGGGTCGTTTCGAGATTGGAGCGAAGTATAACGAGGGCTTGAAACCAAAAGATCGTGTACAGGACTTAACGGTGTGGCGATGGTTAAAAACTCTTGAAAGTCTCGATTTTCTGATCATCGAATCGAACAACAAATTTTCCTTATGTACCGTGGCAAAATGGGCTTTTTACCAAAACAATGATCAACAAAATGATCAGCAGATGATCAACAAAAGATCAACAAATGATCAACAAATGATCACAAACAATAATGTTAATAAGGGTAATAACGATAATAAGGGTAATAAAAAAGATTCTGCGGACGCTAACGCATCCAAGCGATTCATAAAGCCGACTATCCAAGATGTTTTTGAATACTGCCAAGAACGCAAAAACAATGTGAACCCGGAAAAGTGGTATGACCACTATGAATCGAATGGATGGAAGGTAGGCAAGAACGCCATGAAGGATTGGAAAGCGGCTGTGAGGACTTGGGAAAAGAACTCTAGTACAAGCCTATCCAAGACTAGCGGAAATTATTCCAACAAAACCGAAAAGAAAAGCGATTTACTAGACCAACTGTTTTGGAGTGAAGACGATGGACAAAAAACAGGTCATTACCTTGATGAAGGTAATCAATAACTGTTATCAAAATTTCGATGTGACGGAAGAGAAGGTAAATACATGGGCCGCTATTATGGCTGATGTTCCTTTTGAGAAAGCACAAAAAAACCTCATGACGCACATTAAGTCAAATTCATTCGTTCCAACACCCGCCGACATTATCAAGCATGACCCGAATATGTACGTCGATTACGAACAGCAAAAGATCGAAACCCGGGAACGGCTGGACAGATTGCGCTTAATGGAATCCATCCCTCAGATTACGCCGGAAGAACTAGCAGAGATTGACCGCAAGGTTAGAGCGGGCGAGTATGACGAAATGTTTAAAGATGACCCTTACCTTGGAAAGAAGGTGCCTATAGGTGATTGAGTCACACGGGCTACCCCAAAGCTTTGAGGCTGAATCGGCAGTACTGGGGGCGCTACTTGTAAAGCCCTCGCTTATCGAAGGCTGCTACCTTCAGCCGGAAATGTTTTATCATGATCGGCATCAATTGATTTTCGAGTTTATGCAATACCTGATTGATGACGGAAAGCCCATCGACCTGCTAACCATTGCAGAGGTAGCCGGGGATGACATCGGGAAGATTGGCGGAGTATCTTACCTAGCAGACCTACACAGCGCCGTCCCAACCGTTGAAAACTTCAATCACTACCAAAACCGGGTGCGCGAGCTGTACAATACCCGCGAGGTCATGCGTACGCTTCATAGGAGGCTCGCTGAGGGAGGTTTGAACGTAGACCCGACTAAATACCTTGCAGAGACTTTGAGCGCCTTAGAGGAGCTTACAGGCGGTCAAACGACAAGTGCGGGAATGCGTCGTATGTATGAGTACGCCGAAGAACACGAACAAAAGGTTAATGAGCGGAAGCAAGTTAAGGGATTGACCGGGGCGAAGGGTTGCAGCGTGGAGTTAAACAAGATGACCGGGGGATTCCAAGACGAGGATTACATTGTGCTTGCGGCGCGTCCATCGATGGGTAAATCAGCTATGGTATTGAATGACGCTTGCAGCATTGCGGACGATTACCTTGATAGGGGCGTTAATGGAGCGGTTGCGCTGTTCTCTTTAGAAATGGGCGCGTTGTCGATGCTTGAACGTGTGATATGTATCATAGGCGGTCTGGAAGCCGACAAGCTCAAAACGGGCGACATGAGTCCAGAAGATTGGATTAAATACCGAATGGCGGTTTACCGACTAACCAAGATGAATTTTTACATAGACGAGTCACCGGGCCAATCTATCCAATACATTGAACAACAGGTTAAAGAGTTGAAGAAGAAGCATGACAAGCTGACCGTAATTATCGACTTTTTGCAGCTTGTGGAGATAGACGGCAGCAACCTAGAAGGGCACGCCAAGATTGGGTATATCTCCAAGCGCTGCAAACGGATAGCCCGGCGGTATAAATGCCCGGTAATTGCTATCTCTGCGGTAGGCCGGGGAGTGGAGCAACGTCAGGATAAGCGGCCCATGATGTCAGACTTAAGGGAGTCTGGTTCCATCGAGTCAGACGCGGACATCATCGTATTTCTTTACCGGGATGACTACTATGACAAGGAAAGCGCGAAAAAGGCCATTGTTGAATTGATCGTTGCAAAAGGGCGGAACATCGGAACGGGGACCATCGAAATGGCTTACATCAAGAATACGAATAGGTTCCTAAACTTGGATCGTTCGCACCATGAGCGAGCGCAAAAGGAGGCGGCGAAGTGAGTAAGCATGAGTTTTGGCGGTGGTTGATGCTGTGGGTTGCGATGTTTTGGATTTCGTTCATAGGTGTTCTGTTATGCAAATAACTGACGACGCACATTATGAGCGCTCGCTCAAATGGTTAACGGAGCGGGCGGCACAGATCGAAGCCGGAGACAAAGAACGAAACCCCCTGAAGCGCGATGCATGGAAAGCAGAACGTGCCCGGCTCATGGTCAACTATGACATTGTAGCGGAAGCCCTGAAGCGGTACACACAGCCGGAGATATTTGGGAAGAGTGCTGACGTCATCATTTATGACGAGGTTTGGACGGAGAAGCCAAAGAAAAGCGTATTAGAAAATTTTCTGTGAGGTGTAGATATGGGAAAAGTTATTTTGCCGAAAGAGGTTGCGAAAGCGATTGAACATGTATGGACTTTATCGGGTTCGGGTGGGAATTCAGTCAAACACATGGTGCTTACCAATTGGAATTTTATATGTTCAAATCACGGGGATGAGTATTTCACGCTTGCTAATTTCGCAAAGCACAGCCCATTGCGATATATGCACGCCTTGGTCGATGGTTACGAGGTCGAGAAAACGCCGGAGGAATTGGTGCGGCTTTATTTTCAAAATCAAGTCATTTCTTTATCAAAGGATGAAGATAGGTCCGTCGTAGCCATTCAAAAAACATTGAATCTTCTCGGAATCAAAATCGAGGGCGTGAACGCATGAAAATCACCGTTAAAAAGTCGGTTCTGCTTCCAAAGCTGGCGCAGCTCGCGAAGGTCGTTGACGATAAAAACGCGGTGCAGATCTTCAGTGACATTTTGTTTAGTGCCGAGGCTGACGGTCTGCACATGATAGCGGGCGACGGTAACATTTGTATCTATGCCTATACGGATGAATTGGACATGCATAGAAGCGGAGCCGCCACAATCCCGGGAAAGAAGCTTTACGAGATCGTCAACAAAATGGGTGATACCATCGAACTGGATTCAAAGAACTTGAAAACGAAGATCAAGAGCGGCAAATCAGAGCATACACTTGCCGGACAAGACCCGGAGCAGTACCCGACAACGCCGCAACATATGGTACAGCCCGTGAGTATAAAGGGTGAGCAATTCAAGGCTTTAATTAAGCGTACCAGCTACGCCGTATCTACCAATCAAAACACTCCAATACTTCAGGGCGTGAAGTTAATCGTTAGAGGCTCCAAATTGACCGCTACGGCCTGCGACCGTCACAGACTGGCTCAAGTATCGTATGACCTGCAAACGGGCTTTACGGACGCTCTGGGAGTCGTGAACGGGGATATATTCAAGAAGTTCACCGGGATTATTGAAGACAATGAGAATGTCGAGCTGTTTTTCGAGTCAAATCGGTTCTTCATCAAGGCGGCGGATTTTACAATTGCTTTACGGGTTCTTGACGGATCTTACCCGGTAACGGATAAGCTTGTGCCGGAATCTTTTGGAACTGAAATTGTGTTCAAGGTAAAAGAGCTACAAGAAGCATTAGAGCGGGCCTTGATCATTGCTTTAGACGGAAAGACAAATGTCCTGCGAATGGATGCCGGGCTTGACATTGTGATCACCTCGGAAAGCGACGGAAATACAGCCGTCGAAGAGATAGCCGGAACGCTGACAGGTAGCCCGTTAACGATCAGCTTTAACGGCAAATACATGGTTGACGCGCTCAAAACAATCGAGGCCGAAAAGGTTACGTTGTGCTTGAATGGAGTTATGGACCCCATGATACTGCGGACGGATTCAGCCGATATACAACTAGTTTTACCATATCGCACAAGGGGGTAAGGCGATGGCGAAAAGTCCAGAAATTGACCGGGAAATCATCCGGATGCGGAACGCTCAGTACAGCGTCAAGGAAATAGCTGAAGCGGTAGATTGTAGCTACAACTTTGTACAAAGGCGCTGCAAAAAATTCGAGCTTGAAGGCATTGTGAAATTTAAAGCGATTGGCAGGCACAAAACGCCGCCAAAGCCCAAAACAAAGTACGTCAAGCAGCCGCAAAAGCTGGGTTGTATGTGCGATTATCCGGGCTGCAAAGATCAAGCAGAGTACACCTTTTCGTTGGTTCCGCTTTGTACGCTCCATTATGAAATGGTTTCGGATGAAACGGACGCGCATTACAACGACAATGATAAAGAAACGGACCGCCGACACTGGAACCGGATCAAAGAAAGGAGCGCTGAACTGTGGGAAAACCAAAAGGCAAGTACATCCACCCGGACAAAAAGCAAGCGAAAAAAGAAAGAGAGCGCAGCAGAGCAAAAAGAACAGAGTCCTTTGAAAGTAACGCAACCATCATGGCTAACTTTCTGAGGGGTAAAAAATGAGGTTTATTGGGATCGACCCAAGCACAATGACAGGCTTTGTTGCACTGGATGAACGAGGATTGGTGACAGTTGCAAAGGTCATCACGGGCAGCGGCGACATTGACCCCCGGCGCATGGTTACGATGATTGACGAGATACGCGAACACCTGAGAAAGTCGGATATAATCGCTATTGAGGGTTTCCCTTATGCGTCAATGCAGGCTATACAGCTAGGCGGCATAGGCTGGATGCTCAGGGGCTTATTGTATCGGTCGGGTGTAAAGTATCAAGACGTAGCGCCGAACGCCTTAAAAGCGCGTGTAGGCGTTACAGGATGGGTAGGGGAGAAGGGGTCCAAAGAACGATTGAAAGGTAAGGCGAAAAAGAACGCCGTTATCGAAGCAACAGAACGCGTTTTTGGTCGCAGCTTCAGCAATGACAACATAAACGACGCTTACGTTCTGGCCCACATTGCACGCGAAAACTATTATAAGGAGCGAAAATTGCATGAACCGACATTTTGAACAAGTTAAGAAGTTTCACACAGCGGCAGGTATTGAAATGCCTAAGGTTCCAACAGCGCTAAAGGGTGGAGAATTAGAGGTAGACATTGCTTTTTACGAAGAATTAGACAATCTAGCAACTAGAATGAAGCAGGTAAGAAACAACCCTTTATTGACTCGCGTAGGGTACGTACTTGAAGAGATGGCGGAAGTCATAAACGCTAACCATATAGAGGATCAAGTTGACGGTTTGGGCGACGCAATGATTTATCTCCTCGGAACATTTACGCTTATGGGTGTTAAGCCTGAAAGAATCATTGATATTATCGCCGCCTCAAACCTCGGGAAAATCTATCCTGACGGTACAGTTAAGCGGGATGAATTCGGCAAGATCACCAAGCCGGATTACTGGGAAGATACATACGCCCCCGAACCGCTTATCATCAAAGAGCTTGAGCGGCAAACGCGGACTGCGAATTGCAAGATATGCAACGGTGAAATCATTAACGACAATTGGGTTTTCTGCGCATGCATCGAATAGTTATATCGTCCAATGGACTCATATAAAATCATAAAATAAAAGGAGCAATTAAACATGAAAACAACAGTAAAAGTATCATTTGGGGATATCAAATTTGGTAAAAAAACAACGATTGCAATTGAAATCAAAGGAACATTGTCCGACGAGCAAAAGCTTTCATTGCTTGAATTTGCGAATAGTGACGGCTTTGTAACCCTCGCCTCTGCACAATCTGACATCACAGATTATGGCGTTACAGCTTACCGGGGATTAAAGGCGACAATTACAAACGATGGCGTAAGCGTGGACCCGGATCAGCTCGACATGGATCAAATCATTAAAGAGGATGAGCCGGAAAAAGAATTGAACTGGCTTGAGCAAGAGGAGAAGATTGCAGCGGAAGAGGCGGCAGAGTCGGAAGAAGAGAAAGAGGAAGAACAGCAGCCGGAAGAAGTTGACCTTGTTGCGGCAATCGCGCTAATGCCCTTTAAATTTCAAGGCGTCGAACTTAAAAAGGGCGCGGAAATCGAGATACCTAGCAATGACGTTCCAATGTTCGTTAATAACGGGCTGGTAAAGGTTGTAGAGAAAGCGGACGAGCTAGATGATAGCTTAATCTAGGTTACATAAAAAAGCCCTCTAGCGCCGTCGTGGGAGCGCTAGAGGGTAAAAGGTTAGATACGGTAAATTCATCATATCATGAAGGAGTGGCGTTTGTGAAGAACATCAAGCACCTATTGCCGCCCATCGACGAAGAAGAAACGCGGGAAAAGGTCGAAAAGGTACTGGCTGAGGTTTTGCTATATAGGGATAGTGATTTTGAACGGAAAGAGGCTACAATCACAGCGTCGTATGAACTCCGGGAAAGCCAGCGAACCAACGAAACGAGCGACCAAACGGCAAACATTGCAATTGCTAATGTTGAAGAAGAAGAACGGCGGGAACGGTTAATATCACGCGTTGAATGGGCACTCAGAAAGCTATCTAAACGGCAGCGAGAGCTAATCACAGAGCGATACTTGACGACCTTTGACATACTGGATAAAGACGTTTATTACGGCATAATGGGGATTTCATGGGGTACATACGACAAAATAAGGACGGAAGCCTTTTATTTATTGGCTTTTCATCTAAAGTTGTATGTCGTGAAGGAGGTAAAAAATGCACATTCACGATGATTGGCGGCGGTTGTTTCAGCAAGTAAAGAAAATGACGCTTGAACAGTTTGTAGGAAAAATGAACGGGATGCACTCCAACGCTTGGCATAGATGCTATGACCAGTTTTGCCAAGCCATTGACATGACACAGCCTCCGAAGCAAAAGAAACTAATTGCAGAGGCATTCAAGAAGGTTGTAACCGATTGGGATAATATGTCCATGGTTGAAATGGATCTTTCTGAAATATCGGAGCAGCAATTTATTGACGTTGTGAAGGAAAACCGCTTGTTAGGATACGAACGCATGATTGAGATTGTAAAAGAGCATTGCAAAAATAAATAGAAACCTTGGAGGTAATGCAGCATGGCAGGAAACAAAAAATGGACAGATAAAGACAATGTATATTTGGTTAATTTGTACAATGAACTCAAAACGCCAGAAGTGACGGATGATGAACTATTTGATTCAATAATGGATAAATTCCCGGGCAGGACGGTAGTTGCTTTAAATCGTCAATACTATAAGCTTACAAACGGCAAGGGCGCTGGTGTTAAGGCGAAGAAAGAAAGGGTAATACACAAGGTTGTTCCTGCACATACTGACTTCCTAGAGGCCATACAAGACCTTAAAAACTCATATGAAGCGGTATATACTCATAATGTACAGTTAAGAAAGCGTGTAGATGAATTGGAGCATGACTATCAAATGATGGCTAAAATTATGGAGCAGGCCCGCAAAATGGTTGTTGCCGAGGCACTAGGCGAACACGAAAAGTCACGGTTTAAGATGGATCAAAACGGGAATTTAAACCGGGTGTAGGGTTAAAAAAGTGTAATTGTGATAAATTTGTTATTTTTTTTGGAATTAACTGCGATAATGTGGACTTTTACTGTGGTAAATTTATAACATGAAGAATTGAACGAGAGACACCGAATGCCGAAAGAGTTCGGCGGTAAAGTGTGAGAATGCCAAAACTCGAAACGCTCCTAGCGAGTACATGCCCTTGGAACTTGCGGCGATGGAGAAAGAGGCTAACGGCAGGATCAAGACATGGACAAAAGTCGGTGCAACCTCTCCTCAATTCTTCAAATAAACTATGGGCGCTTTCAGACGGTGCTTATACGCTACTTCCTAGGGTTCGCGAGATTCAAGGGAGCGATTGAGGCGGGGGAGTGGGGACACGCTTTCCCGTTTTTAATCTTTACAAGGCATTGACAAGCTGTGTATAATGCTCTTGACACTAAAGAAATACGGGCAACAGCGAAGCGCATTGACCGACTAAAAAAGCTTTCGTAAGAAAGCTAACAATGCAGTAGGTCGAAGGTTTCCACCTATAGTATCTTTATATCATGGGGTTATGGTCTAATGATCACGACGCACCGCGCAACGGTGAAACGCTGGTTTGAGTCCGGCAAGCCCCATAAACGCGCCTCGAAAATCTATCTGCGTGGATGACACGAGGCGCACAATTATGTAATATGCGACCCGGTAAGCGGTGAAGGTGATTTGTTAACATCCGGGGTTTGGTATCCTTCACAATTATACACAGGGTATTCGCAGTACCCGAAGTTTTCTCCGTTGGCTAATGGATTTTTATCAGACCAGTTAACCCGTTTAATTCGAGGCCGCGAGGGACGGGTTATCACAAACAAACGAAGCTGCTCACATGAGCGGCTTTTTATTATGCGCTCGGAGGTGCAGAAATGAACACAATTAGAGGTCATAGCGGCGAAATATACTTAGATGGCGTTAAAATTGGCGATGTTCAAACGACTACAATTGACGTGTCGAACATACCTGATACATTCAAAGGTTACACACTACCCAAGAGCTTTAGCGGTACTTGTACAATGACCGGGTTTTTGCATGACCCGCTCCCGTATGATTTATATCGATTATCTGTCATGATGCACAAAGCACTCATTAAGAGCCGGAATGAACGCATACGGCAGCGGTTAGTCATTTACCATAACATACAGAATTCAAGGCGTATTTGGCGTGAATCCTTCGAGCTTATGCAATCAGCCGTTGACCGAGCTATTGCAAATGCTAAGAAAGGTTGGAAATCATGAGCATATGGTTATGGTT